TATTGAAAATTATTGTCAGATAGTTTCATTGGATAGAGGACTAATTCCATTCAAATTATACGATTGCCAAAAAGAAAAAGTACATACGATTCTAAATAATCGTAAGGTGATTCTAATGGAAGGTCGCCAACAGGGCAAAACTATTACAGCTGCAGCATGTATCCTATGGTATACATTATTTCAAGAAAATAAGACAGTTGCTATTCTTGCCAATAAATCATCGGCCGCCCGGGAGGTTCTATCTCGATATGAATTGATGTATGAGATGCTTCCAATATGGATGCAACAGGGTGTTAAGACATTTAACAAGGGTGATATTGAACTTGAAAACGGATCCAAAGTATTTACAGCAGCAACGAGTACATCGGGTATTCGAGGTAAATCTGTAAATTGGTTATATATTGATGAGGCAGCAATTATTCCAAATAATGTCGCGGAGGAATTCTTTACATCTGTTTATCCGACAATTTCTGCGGGTACTACAACAAAGATTCTTCTCACATCCACCCCGCTAGGTTATAACCACTTCTGGAAATTTTGGAATGAAGCGGAACAGGGATTGAATGGTTTTGTTCCAATGTTTATTCCATATAATAGAATTCCTGGTAGGGATGAAAAGTGGGCTGCAGAACAAAAGGCAATGCTGGGCGAACTTAAGTTCAATCAAGAGGTATTATGTAATTTCTTAGGATCTTCTAACACACTAATCAACCCAGATACTATTGGAAAAATGTCCGTTAAGCCTTATGTATATACTAAAGATGGATTAGATATTTTTGTAGAGCCTGAAGAAGACCACATATACATGTTAGTTGCAGATACTTCTAGGGGCGTCGGTGGAGATTACTCAGCGTTTACTGTTCTTGATATTACTGCGTATCCATATTCCGTTGTCGCAAAGTACAGAAACAACAAAATCAGCCCCCTTCTTTTTCCAAATATAATATATAAAGTGGCGAAAGATTATAACAAGGCTTATTGTTTAATAGAAATCAACGATAACGGGCAGCAGGTTGCGGATTCGCTATATATGGATTTGGAATACGAAAACGTATTCTTTGTAGGAAGTAATAGTAAGAGCGGACAATATCTTTCTGGGGGGTTCTCTTCGGGTGCAACTCTAGGTGTTAGGACTACCAAACAGGTAAAACGCCTAGGATGTACTTCTTTTAAGAGTTTGGTGGAAAGTACCAAACTGCTAATTCACGACCCCGATATAATTAATGAAATATCTACATTCATAGAAGTTAGGGGAACCCATAAAGCGGATGAAGGATATCAGGACGATTTGGTAATGTGTCTGGTACTATTTGCATGGGCAACAAATGAACTATTCTTTAAAGACTTAACCGACACCAATCTCAGAAAAGCCTTATATGAGGAACAATTCAAACAAATTGAAGAAAATCTGACTCCATTTGGTATTATAGAAAATGGTATACCTGACGAAGAAAAACCTCAAATCATGACAGACGCAATTTGGTTTAATGCAGCATCAAAATCTCCACAAGAAATTGAAGAAGCTCAAAGAAGATTCCTTGAAAATGTCTAAAAGACAGTACTTATAAATAAATAGAAATCATAATATAGACAAATATCTATAAAATTATCAAGGAGAAGACGATGGCATTTCAGCTTTCACCTGGCGTTGTAGTAACGGAACAGGACCGAACAACAGTTGTCCCAACAGTTGCAACCACATCTGGAGGGTTCGCAGGCGCATTCCAATGGGGTCCTGTAGAAGAAGTAACAACTGTAGATTCAGAAACCAATTTAGTTAATGCGTTTGGTAAACCAAACGATACTACTGCAGGATACTTCTTTACTGCTGCAAATTTCTTATCGTATGGTAATAATTTAAAAGTAGTTCGTGTAGTGGATAAGGGTGTTGCGAGAAACGCGGTTACTAGACCCACCGGTATAGTAACCGGTGTTAACATTCCTGCAAATAATACAACCGACCAAATATATTTTACCTCTACCGCAAATTTAACTGTCGACATTGATTCGGGCCAATTTGTTGTTATTGAAGCGGCAGGCACTCCAGTTTTAAATACTAGTAATGGTAAGGTAACAAGTTTGACAGTATCCAGTACTGGTTTTGGATATAATACTGCACCTACTGTTACCATAATAGGAGGTTCTCCTACAAGTACTGCAACCGCAACTGCGACACTATCAAGCGGGCAACTATCTAATATATTTGTATTAAATGGAGGTAATAATTATACTACTTCATCAAATATTATAATAGAAAATCAATTTTCAACATCTGCACGAGCAAATCTAGTAGTAAGATTTAAAATGAGAGACGCCAATATTTCTGTTATTGGATCTAATTATGATGCTAATGCAAATATTGTATTCTCTGGTAATATTGTCGCTACCGGCGTACATGCCACAGCAAATTTGGTTATTACCAATGGCAACATTACCGGTGTAACAATAGTAACTCAGGGCAATGGTTATATAGGTGCACCGAACGTAACAATTAATAGAAACAGCGCAAACGTTGGGACTAATGCAACCGTGGTTGCAAACGTTGCATATGGCTACGTAGATAGTATTACTATAGACAATCCCGGTGTTGCTGGATATGCCACAATACCTTCCGTAATAATTAATAGAAATAATCTATTGGGCGGCACAAATGCTGCGGTTCAAGCTCGTATTAGTGCATTTGTTAGTACATTAACTCTAACTGCAAATGGATATGGTTATGTAGGTACACCTTCCGTACAAATTAATCCCGCGGCAGATGATTTAAATTATATTACTTCAAATGTCGCAGCAAACGCAATAGTTAAATATCCGTTACAATCTGTTACTATAACAAATCCCGGGTTAGGATATACTTCCAATGCAAATACTGTTTCTATCAGACTTAGTAATGTAATACAATTCCAAACTACAACAAATATATCTTTATCTCCTCTTGTTATAACAAATGGTGATAATTTTATTTTAAATTATTCTTCAGGTGGGTTAACATTTGGAGAATTTGCTGCAAGATATCCTGGTGCGCTAGGAAACACTATTAAAGTTTCCATGGCGGATTCTGCAACTTATAGTACATGGTTATATAAATCACAATTTAACGGTACTCCTGGTACATCTGCATATGTTAGCGAAAAATCTGGCTCCAATGATGAAGTGCATATTTTAGTTATAGATGTGGATGGATCTTGGTCAGGAACTGCAGGTACAATATTAGAAAAATATGCATATGTATCTAAAGCATCTGATGCTAAGAATAGTGATGGCTCAACCAACTATTATAAGAATGTAATTAATAATCAATCTAAATATATTTGGTCTTTAGATCATCCACTGGAAGTTACAAGCTGGGGAGCTGAAGCAAAATCAACAGCATTTGAAAGTTTAGCGGCAAATGTAACAACCACATTAACCGGCGGCGTTTCAGGGGATAGCGTTTCGACAGGAAATGTTTCAACAGGATATGCATTATTCTCAAATGACGAATTGTATGATATTGGTCTAATTCCAATGGGACCAACAACTGCAGTATCTGCTGTTAATGCTGCGATTGCTATTGCTGAATCAAGAAGAGACGCTGTAGTATTTGCTTCCCCACCTTATGTGGATATTGTTAATACCACAGGACAAGCAGACAAGATCGTCACTTATAGAAATCAATTAACATCCTCATCTTATGCAGTTCTAGATACTGGTTGGAAATATCAGTATGACCGGTATAACGACAAGTACAGATATATTCCTCTAAATGGAGACATTGCTGGTCTTGCAGTAAGAACAGATCTAGTATCCGATCCTTGGTTCTCGCCTGCAGGTTATAACAGAGGCGTAATTAAGAATTTAGTTAAATTAGCCTATTCTCCTACTAAAACAGATAGAGACACACTATACAAGAGCGGTGTTAATCCTGTAGTAACATTCCCTGGTCAAGGCACATTATTGTTTGGAGATAAGACTCTTCTAGCAAGACCAAGTGCATTCGATAGGATTAATGTTCGCAGATTGTTTATTGTTCTTGAAAAGTCTATTGCAACTGCAGCAAAATTCCAGTTATTCGAATTCAACGATCCATTTACAAGAAATCAATTTAAGAATATTGTAGAACCATTCTTAAGAGATGTACAAGGTCGCAGAGGCATAACAGAATTTAAAGTAGTTTGCGATGAAACTAATAATACTCCCGCAGTCATAGACAGAAATGAATTTACTGCAGATATTTACATTAAACCATCGAGAGCTATTAATTTTATTCAGTTAAATTTCATAGCAACAAGAAGCGGTATTTCTTTCGAAGAAGTTGGCGCTTAATAGGAGATCCAAATGGATATATCAGCATTTAAAACTAAATTAGGCGGCGGCGGTGCAAGACCGAATCAGTTTGAGGTAACTATCAGATACCCTGCATTTGGTGCAGGAGATGCTTCGCAAGCCGGTCGATTTTTAATAACTACCGCAGAATTACCTGGACAGACATTAGGAGTTACTCCGGTTTACTATAGAGGTCGTTTAATTAAACTAGCAGGCGACAAAGAATTTGCTCCTTTTAGTTGTTCTATTATTAACGACACCGACTTTACTGTCAGAAGTGCATTAGAGGGTTGGATGAACTATATTGAGGATAGAATAACTAAAGAAGGTACGCAAAACCCATCAAATTATCAATCCACTATAGACATTAGACAATTGGATCGTAATGGTTTACTATTACGACACTATACATTAAGAGATGCCTTTCCCGTAGAAATAGGACCTGTGCAATTGGATTTTGGTAGTAACGACCAAATTTCAACGTTCGGCGCATCTTTCCAGTATCAGACCTTTACAATTGCTGGCACCCCCGCAGATGCGCTTTTAACAGGATTATCGCAGTCTGGCCAAAGTGTTTAATTTTTAATGAAAGAATTTAATTATGGCAGTTAAGCTATTTGGCTTTACCTTTGGTCGCGATGATGAAGATGATCAACCGATAACAAAAAATAAACAGGGATTCGCCACACCTATATTAGATGATGGCGCGTCTACTGTACAAGCAGGTGGATATTTTGGTACGTATGTTGACTTGGATGCAACTACAAAGTCTGAATATGAGCTGATTACTCGTTATAGAGAAGCCGCATTATATCCAGATACCACCTCCGCGATTGATGAAATTTTAACTGAGGCAATTGCAGCAATAGATGACGAAGCAATTGTCAAAGTAAATTTAGATATGCTTGACATACCTGATGATATTAAAGATACTATTGAAAAAGAATTCGACACGATACTACAGTTGTTAGATTTTAATGATAAAGGTTATGATATCTTTAGACGTTGGTATGTAGATGGTAGATTATATTTTCAAAAGATCATTGATACTAAAAATCCAAGAAGAGGTGTTTTAGAACTTATTCAAATTGATCCTAGAAAAATTAAAAAATTACGTGAAGTTAAGAAAGAAAAAGACAGAGATACTGGCGTAGATCTAATTAAATCTGTTGAAGAATTTTTTGTTTATAATGATAAAGGATTAACTTATAATCCAACTTATTCTAGTACCGCAAATCAAGGTATTAGAATAAACACAGATGCAATCTGTTTCGTGCCATCTGGTCTATTGGATTATGATAAGAATATAGTAATTGGTCATTTACACAGAGCAATTAAGCCTGTCAACCAATTAAAGATGATGGAAGATGCATTAGTTATTTACAGAATAGCTAGAGCACCTGAGAGAAGAATATTTTATATTGACGTAGGTAATTTACCTAAGTTAAAAGCTGAGCAATATTTAAAAGATATTATGGCTCGATATAGAAATAAGATTGTGTACGATTCGAACACAGGTGAAATTAGAGACGATCGTAAGATGATGTCTACACTTGAGGACTTTTGGTTACCTAGAAGAGAAGGTGGCAGAGGTACAGAAATTGACACCTTGGCCGGAGGAGAAAATCTTGGTCAAATTGAAGATGTAAATTATTTTCAATCTAAATTATATCAGGCATTGAATGTTCCTTTGTCAAGAATGCAACCACAGACAGGTATCTCGTTTGGTAGGGCGACTGAGATAACTAGAGATGAGTTGAAGTTTGCAAAGTTTGTTGGTAGATTGCGCAAGAAGTTTAATGAATTGTTTAGCGATTTATTAAGAACGCAATTAATACTAAAAGGCGTATTGACTGATAAAGACTGGACTATTATAAAGGATAAAATCCAATATAGATATACCCAGGATCAGTATTTTGAAGAAATGAAAGATGCTGAGAATATGAGAAACAGAATTGATCTGTTAACTCAAATTCAACCTTTTGTTGGTGCATATTACAGTCAAGATTATGTTATGAAAAATATACTAAGAATGTCGGAAAAAGAAATTGCAGCTATGAAGACTCAGATAGAATCTGAACCTCCACCGCCGCAAATTGGTATGCCGGGTATGCCGCCAAACCAACTTCCGCCAGGACAAGATCAGGATCAACAACCACCGCCTCAATAAATAATGTAAAGGAAAAATTATGGAATCGTCAGTTATTCATCACATGGTAGATAGTATTATTAATAATCAGCAAACTGATGCTATGGAAAAATTTAATGAAATCATGGCAACAAAAATTACTGATGCATTGGATGCAAAGAAAATAGAACTTGCATCTAACATTGGTAGAGAACAGGGACAAGAAGAGCATGAAGAAATTTAAAGAACTCAGAGAGAGTTATTTAGAAGAGAAACTAAAAGCCTCGGATCCTGCCGGAACGTATATACACGATTTCGTGCATTCCGACAATCCTAAATTTGCTGGTAAGTCTAAAGCTAAACGTATTCAAATGGCTTTGGCTGCTTCTTATGGCGCCAAAGGTAAATCAAAAAATGAAGAAGTTGAAGTAGACGAAGAAACAAAAACCATGAGCCGCGCTGCCAAAGGCATAATGAAATACGGCAAGGATGGTATGAAGGCTTTACGTAATGCAGAGGCAAAGGGTAAAGATTTAGATAAAGTTAGAGATAAGTATAACAAATATGATGAAAGCGTAATGACTGCTGTTAAAACAATGGCAAAGAAAGCAACAAAGGCTTTAACTGGTGGTTCAGATGAAGACCAATTAAAGAACTTACAAAAGAAAATGGGCGTGCCACAAACAGGCAAGAAGCCAAATAATGAAGAAGTTGAATCTGTTGAAGAAGCATCTTATTCAGCAAAGGCTGCTCGTGCAGGTAAAGATATAGGTAAGCCAGGAAAAAACTTTTCTAAGATTGCAAATGATGCAGGTGAGCGTGTAGCCGGAGCAATATTAGCAAAGATGCGTAAAAAGTAAGAGAATAAAATGCCAATAACAACAACCATACTTAAAAATACTAGGCAACAAACTATAATTAAAATTGTAGGAGATGGTTCTACTAATATAGATTTGCCGAACCTAGCAGTATCATCTGATACTATAGATGTACAGGCTAATTTAAATGTACCTATTACAAATTTAGTTTGGTCTGCATCTGATGCATCATTTGCACCGATTGTTATTAAGAGACCTCAAACTGCTGTAGCTAATGTTTATATGTTGCATAGTTCAGATAACTGGTCGCTGTCACAAGCTTATGGAATATCTGATACTACAAATGCCAGTTCAAATATCTACGTAACAATGCCTGCAGGTGGTGCAACATTGTTTATGACTTTATCCAAGCCAGCAGGATTTACTGGGCCAGATTTACAATCAAATAGACATTAAGAGAATAATTATGAGACTAATTAAAGAAGTAGCACAAGACGTAAATTACTTAGTTGAAGCCAAAGAAGGCGGCGGCAAGAATATTTACATCGAAGGAATTTTTGCACAATCAGATACTGCAAATAAAAACAATCGTTCTTATGGTAGAAATATCATGGAAAGAGAAGTAAGCAAGTATCAAGATTTAATTGGACAAAAAAGATCTCTCGGAGAACTAGGTCATCCGGAGAATCCTTCAATCAACTTACATCAGGTTTCCCACCTAATCACTAGCCTTAAAATGGAAGGCAAGGATGTATATGGTAGGGCAAAAATTTTAGAAACACCGATGGGTGTTATTGCAAGAAATTTAATAGAAAATGAGGTTCGTTTAGGCGTATCGACTAGAGGGCTAGGATCGTTAAAAATGAACTCAAATGGGATTAACGAAGTGCAGGATGACTTTCATCTAGCAACCGTTGATATTGTGGCTGATCCTTCTGCACCGGAGGCTTTTGTTCAAGGCATTATGGAATCTGCAGAATGGATACTCGAAAATGGTATTTGGAAAGCAGTCCACATTGAGGCGGCACAAAAGCAAATAAGGGCTACATCTAAGAAAAACTTGGATGAAGTTAAGTTAAAAATATTTGAACAATTTGTTAATCAATTGTCTAGGTAACTAGAATTATAAATATCAATTGAAGAACATCAATACATTTAGGAGACACTAATGTCAGTAGAAAGTAAAGTTAAGGAATTGCTAGAAAAAGTAACAGCAAAAACTTCAGTTAATGAAGAAGCTGGGGCTATGGTTCCTACCAAGCAAAAAGATTCCACAATTAAAGCTGCCAACTCTGGCGATAGTAGTCAGCCAAGACAAGGCGATTCAGACGATGCTAGCTTTGATACACGTCAACAAAATGACGTTAATCAAGGAGCCATTGCAGCCAAGGGTATATCTAAAAATAATATCCAGATGAAAGGCCCTGTAGGTGCAGCACCAAACTTCACAACAGTAAAAGATCTAAGCCAAATTCCTCAGAATACAGGTATTCATGAAGAAGAAGCTGAAGAAGAAAATCTTGAAGTTGTAGCTGAGGAAGAACAAGTGGAGGACGAAGAGACAACAGAAACTACTGTTGAACCTATTGATCTTTCCCCAATCTTTGGCGATGATTTATCGGAAGACTTTAGAGAAAAAGCAACATCCATTTTTGAAGCAGCAGTTATTGCTCGCGTTAATAACGAAATGGAAAAAGTATCAGCAGCATTGGAAGAAAAATTTGCTGAAGAATTTACAGTATACACCGAAGGCGTTGTGGAAAAAATTGACGCGTATCTCAACTATGTTGTTGAGAATTACTTAGAAGAAAATAAATTGGCTGTTGAGAGTGGTCTTCGTTCAGAGATTGCCGAAGATTTCATGTCAGGTCTAAAGGCCCTATTCAAAGAACACTACATTGAAGTGCCTGAAGAAAAATATGATGTAATTAGTGAATTGCAAGATAAAGTAACGGAGTTGGAAGAAGGACTAAACAGTCAGTTGGAAAATAATGTTAATTTAAATACCGAAGTAACAGATCTAAGAAAGAAACTTATCATTAAGGAAATGTCTAAAGATCTAGCAGATACTGAGGCTAACAAATTAGCAAAACTTCTAGAGGGTGTAGAGTTCGATAATGCAGATTTCTATAAAGAAAAAGTATCTGTTATTAAAGAAAATTATTTCCCACGCGGCGCTATTGTAACAAAAGAAACAGCAAAGCAAGCGCTTATAGAAGAAATCGCACCAACTGAAGTCTATTCAGGCAATGATGTTGTTTCGACTTATGCACAAGCCTTATCAAGAACAATCAAAAGATCATAACTTATAAATAACTATAAGTTCAAACAGTTACCAACAAGGAGACATTAAATGTTTTTATCAGAGAATATTCAACAAAAGTGGTCAGCAATTCTGGATCATCCGGACCTGCCACAAATTAAAGACAACTACAAGCGTCAAGTTACAGCTGTATTGTTAGAGAACCAAGAAAAATCTTTACGCGAAGAGCGTCAAGCATTGTTCGAGACTCCAGCAAACAACATTAGCGCAACAGCAGGTATCGACAAATATGACCCAATCTTAATCGGTTTGGTTCGTCGTGCTATGCCTAACCTAATGGCTTATGACATTTGCGGTGTTCAACCAATGACTGGCCCAACAGGCTTGATCTTCGCAATGAGATCAATCTACAAAACAGAACGTAATGATACTACTAACAGAGTTGAGGCATTGTTCAACGAAGCCAATACATCATTCTCTGGTTCTATTCCAGGTACAGGTTCATTACCAGCTCATTCTGGTTCTAACCCAGTATTTGGCACATACACTACAGGCAATGCCGTTTCTACAGCATCTATGGAAGCTGCAAGTCAATTTAATGAGATGTCATTCTCAATTGACAAGACAACAGTTACTGCTAAGTCACGTGCGTTGAAGGCAGAGTACACTGTTGAATTAGCACAAGACTTAAAAGCAATTCACGGGCTTGACGCAGAAGCAGAATTGTCAAACATCTTGTCACAAGAATTTATGTTTGAAATTAATCGCGAAGTTGTTCGTACAATTTATGGCGTTGCTAAAACAGGTTCACCTGCAACAGCAACAGCAGGAACATTTGACTTAGACATTGACTCTAATGGACGTTGGTCTGTTGAACGTTTCAAAGGTCTATTGTTTAACATTGAACGTGATGCCAACCACATTGCACAAGATACTCGTAGAGGAAAAGGTAACTTCATCGTTTGTTCCGCAGACGTTGCAAGTGCATTAGCTATGTCTGGTGTTCTAGACTATACTCCGGCTCTATCGACAAACTTAAATGTTGACGATACAGGCAACACATTCGCAGGTGTATTGAACGGGCGTTATCGTGTTTACATTGATCCTTATTCTGCAAACCTTGGAGCGTCTAATCAGTTCTATATGGTTGGTTATAAGGGTACTAGCCCATATGACGCAGGTATGTTCTATTGCCCATATGTGCCTCTACAGATGGTTCGTGCTATCGATCCTAACAGCTTCCAACCAAAGATTGGCTTTAAGACACGTTATGGTTTGATTGCTAACCCATATGTTACATCTAGCGATTCTTTATCAGACGCAGATGCAGACAGATTTACTGCTGGTCGCAACCAATATTATCGCAAGACTAAGGTTGTAAACTTAATGTAATTAAGTAGCCGGCGTAGATCGGAATTTAAGGGGGAAGCAATTCCCCCTTTTTCTGCCTTTGCACAGGCTATAAATATATTAGATAACAAGGAAGCTTATGTATACAGCAAACATCAACAATCTACAAAGTAATTTTTATAACTCATTACCAAAAACTTATGATTATTTAAGACCAAATGCGTTTAGATTTGGTGTCAAAGATATACCTAATGTTTCCTTTACTTGTCAATCCGCAAATATTCCAGATATACAACTAGGATATGCGGTTCAACCTACCCCGTTTGTTGATATTCCTACTATCGGTGATAAGATTAATTTTGGTGAGCTTGCAATTAGATTTTTGATTTCGGAAGATATGTCAAATTATCTTGAATTATATAGATGGATAGTGGCTATAGGTTTCCCCAAAGACTATAACCAGTTCTCAACCTTTGTAAAAGATAGGCCAAGTAGATTTCCGTTTGTAACAAATACAAATGGTACCTCAGATATTTTGGCATACTCGGATGCAACTTTAACGATTTTAGACTCGACAAACACAGCAAAAGTAAATATAATATTTAAAAACCTGTTCCCTACATCGTTGTCCGCTTTGGACTTTGATATAGCATCAGGAAGTGTAGAATATTTTACAGCGATAGCATCGTTCAAATATACTATTTTCGAAGTAGAACCCTTATAATATAACTTGGAGTTATTATGAATACAAAAAAGAAGATTACACCAATGGCTTTGCCAAAGGTGCCTGCATTGCCTAAAGTGCCAACAACACTAACACCCCCAGCAAATCCAAACGAAAATAAATTGGAAGTTAAATTAGATGATTTGCGAAAAGAAAAACTCTTCATAGCAACCCCTTGTTATGGTGGAATGTTGACAGAAGCATATTTCCGCTCAACAATTAGATTGTTAACATTCTGCAACCAACATCAAATCCCCGTGGCATTTGGTACTATTGCAAATGAATCATTAGTAACAAGAGCACGTAATGTACTTGTTGCTTATTTCCTACAAAGCGATTTTACTCGCTTAATGTTTATTGATGCAGACATTGAATTCCAAGTTGAGGATGTAATTAAATTAATTGCACACAATAAGGAAGTAGCAGTTGGTGCTTATCCTAAGAAGGGTGTAAATTGGCAGCGTATTCGCGAGTCAGTTAGACTGAAGGATGAAGGATATTCAGATCAACAGATCGCTTCTTTCGGTAGTGACTATGCTATCAACTTTAAATTCTTAAATCGCGATACTAAACAAATTGCTATTGAGAATGGTTTAATTCGGTTACACGATGGTGCTACAGGCTTTATGATGATTAAGCGTGAAGTTATCGATAAAATGATTGTACATTATCCTGAGCTTAAGTATAACAACGATTTAAATACTCCCCCAGAGTTGAATCCTCACTTCTATGCATTCTTTGATACTATGATTGATCCGAAGGACAAGCGGTATTTGTCTGAAGATTATACCTTCTCACGCAGATGGCAAGATATGGGCGGCGAAATTTGGCTTGACCCATCTATCAGCTTGAACCACTATGGTTCATTCAACTTCCAAGGCAATCCTCAGCAAATTATCCAAGTCGGTTAATTGAAGGCATTATATTATGAAATTAACTGAGTTGCAAGATACTTGGGAAGCGGATTGTAAAATCAATGAATTGAATTTGGGTCAGGAGTCTATAAAAACTCCTAACCTTCATGCAAAATATTTGAATCTACTTTCCTCTACACGCCTTAATCTTCGTAAAACTGAATCTGATTATTTAAATTGCCGACGCAAAAAGTATCGGTATTATAGAGGTGAGATGACACAAGCAGAATTAGAAGAGGAGAATTGGAGCCAATGGCAAGGTAATAAACCTCTTAAAAATGAAATGGATGAGTTTTTAACTGTAGATGCAGATTTGGTTATCCTGCAAGATAAAGTAGAATATTTTAAAACAGTATTATATCAGTTAGAACAAATTATTCGTTCCATCAATAGTAGAGGTTGGGATATTAAAAATGCTATTGAATGGCAGAAGTTTACTAATGGCATGATGTAATGGCAGATATAGTATTATCGAAAAAAGATGAAGTTTATCTTAGAGTAAAATGTGAACCTTCTCTTGGACAGGAATTAAATGATCATTTTTCATTTGATGTACCCGGAGCAAAGTTTCATCCCCTCTATAAGTCTCGTATGTGGGACGGCAAGGTTCGTCTATATTCTATGTTCACGCAGGAACTGTATGTTGGATTAAAAGAATATCTAGAAAGATTCTGTGACGAAAGAGATTATACTATAGATTACAGTAATTATGTACAGGAATGCGATGCCGTAACTTACGATATTGTTAGAAAATTTTGTGAAGATTTAAATATAGGCTCAAAGGGAAAGCCTATAGAAATTCGAGATTACCAAGTAGATGCAGTTTTTCAATCTATTAAAGATGGAAGACGCCTTTTGCTATCTCCCACTGGTTCAGGAAAATCCCTTATAATCTATTGTCTTATTCGTTGGCACGAAAGATACAGTAGACGACAATTAATCCTTGTACCTACAACCTCCCTCGTAGAACAAATGTATTCGGATTTCCAAGATTATTCTTGTTTGAATAATTGGAAAACATCTGAGCATTGCCATCGTATTTACGGAGGTCACGAAAAATCCAATGAATATGATGTTGTTATTAGTACATGGCAATCGTTATATAAACTACCCAAACCTTTCTTTAAAGATTTTAAAGTAATTTATGGGGACGAGGCACATAATTTTAAAGCCAAGTCTTTAACAAGTATTCTAAATAAATGTACTACATCACCCTATAGAATTGGTACTACTGGAACATTGGATGGAACCAAAACACATAAGTTAGTTCTTGAAGGACTATTTGGTGCGGTATACAAAGTTACCACAACTAAGAAACTTATTTCGGATAACCAGTTGGCAAATCTTGAGATTTATAATATAATATTAGAATACAGCGACGAATTGAGAAAAGGAATAAAGGGCAAGTCATATCAAGATGAGATGGATTTTATAGTTCAGCATGAACCAAGAAATAAATTTATACGTAATCTTGCGTTAAAGCAGACGGGTAATACTTTAGTATTATTCCAATATGTTGAAAAGCACGGCAAACCATTATATGAGATGATTAAGGAAAAAGCGGAAAATAGAAAAGTCTTTTTTGTATTCGGTGGAACAGATACAGAACAACGCGAGGATATCCGTAGAATTACAGAACTAGAACCTGATGCTATTATTGTTGCTAGCTATGGAACATTCTCTACAGGAATAAATATTAAAAATCTACATAATATTATTTTTGCATCTCCGTCAAAATCTAGAATTAGAAATTTACAATCTATAGGTAGAGGTTTGAGAACAAGCGAAACTAAAACATCATGTAACCTTTATGATATTGCGGATGACCTAACATGGAAAAGTAAAAAGAATTATACTTTACTCCATATGGTTGAACGGATTAAAATATACAATGATGAGCATTTCAACTACAAATTAGTAAAGGTAAAAATATAATGGAAGATCTTTACTACAAATATTTAAAATTATCTTCAGGTGATAATATCATTTGTATGACAACAGATAATTGTGAGGATATTTACGATAGAAAGATTATACAAGTAACCCAGCCTGTTATCTTATCTGCAATACGTATGCCTTCTTCTAGGGGCGTAGTGGAATCGTATATTATGTATCCATTATTTAGTTTTTCTGGTGAGGAAGTTTATACAATTCCAACAAGTCAAATTGTGCTTGTAATAAACATAAAAGAAAATTTAAAAAATAATTATTTAACTTATCTATCTGAACGGGACAAGGAAGAAGACTTACTTATTCCGGACGATGATGAGGATGTTATTGAAACAGGTGAAGAAACGATTGAAGAATTTTTAAATAGATTAGGAGATGAAACAAATGAAGACAAAGAAACTGAAGAATACGGAGAAGGAATCATTATTGGTCGAGTCGGTAGAAATACAAAAAGACTCCACTGAGATTCCTCAAACCTCACATTACGTAGATAATAAAAAATTCTTAGCTGCACTTATAGATTACAAAACTAGTATAGATGCTGCAAAGGAAAAGAATGAACAGATTCCCCAAGTACCAAGGTACATAGGCGAATGTTTTATTAAAATTGCTACGCACTTATCATATAAATCAAATTTTATTAATTATACATTTAAAGATGATATGGTTTCTGATGGTATAGAAAATTGTTTGACGGCTGCCACAAAATTTGACCCAGCAAAATCATCTAATCCGTTTGCATATTATACGCAAATTATTTACTTTGCCTTTATCCGCAGAATCCAAAAAGAAAAAAAGCATCAGGCAACTAAATATAAAATTATTGAAAATTTAGATTTAGATTCGATTATTCAAAATAGTGATGATTCAGAAACAAGTAGGCAACTTGTGGATTATTTGAAAAAACAATTGGACAATATAGATCCCGAAAGACGGGAAACCCCCTCAGAAACGAAAACAAGAAAAAAGAAATTGGTAGAAAAAGATAATTCTTTTATTGACATGATTGACTAAATATTATATAATAGACAATATTAACAACTAAATACTTTATGTTATGAATGATTCTAAAAAAGAAGTTATGCTTATTCTTCAAGAAGAATGTGCAGAAGTAACACAAGCAATTTCAAAATGTTTACGCTTTGGAATAGATGGTGAATATAATGGTGCTACCAATCGACAACGATTGACTGAAGAAATTGGTGATCTTATAGCAATGATTGAACTATGCTACGATAATGGTATTGTAGATTATCTACAAGTCAAAGAAGCGCAACATAGAAAATTTGATAAACTTAGGGAATGGTCTACAATATATGAGCAAGCTGAAAATATCTGAACTATTTTATAGTATACAGGGCGAGGGTCGTTATATGGGCGTACCCTCTGTTTTTTTGAGAACATTCGGTTGCAACTTTAAATGTGATGGCTTTGGAATGTCCAAGGGAGAAAAAAGTGTTGAGCGTTTTGCGGTGGACGGAGAAAAGTTTAAATCTTATAAATCACTACCACTTGTATCTACTGGATGTGATAGTTATGCGAGTTGGGATCCACGCTTCAAACATCTCAGTCCTGTTCTCGACACCAATACTATTGTTGATACTATTACCGATTTACTCCCTCATGGTCGTTGGAAAGATGAGCATTTGGTTATCACGGGTGGTGAACCGCTACTAGGTTGGCAACGTGCTTATCCCGATTTATTATCACATGATAATATGCGTGGCTTACAAGAAATAACATTTGAAACTAATGGTACACAGTTGTTAGAATCTGAATTAGTTACTTTCTTAAATGATTGGAAGAAGCATCGTTTCCTACATTGTCTGACGTTTAGTGTTAGTCCTAAACTAAGTATCAGTGGTGAGAGTTGGGAAGATGCTATTTGCTCTGATGTTGTTCAACAATATTACAATACTGGCTTTACTTATTTGAAGTTTGTGATAGCAACTAAAGAAGATGCAGAAGAAGCGGAACAAGCAGTAAATGAATATAGTAAAAAGGGTTTTAAAGGTCCTGTATATCTTATGCCGTGTGGCGGTGTTCCAGAACTTTATAATCTTAATAACAGAACAGTTGCAGAATTGGCAATGAAAAAAGGCTGGCGATATAGTGACAGACTACAAGTCCCATTGTTCAAAAACGAATGGGGAACATAAATGAAAATATTAACAAAAAGGAAATAGTATGAATGCACATAACGATATCAAAACAAGCTTAGCATCTTATGAGACTGAGAATGAAAAATTTACCAAAGGCAATAGTGCTGCAGGAACCCGTGCTCGTAAGGCATTAGCAGAATTGTCCAAAGCTGTCAAAGCCCGTCGTAATGAGATTACCGAAGAGAAAAATACTCGTGCTGAGGCTAAAGCAAAGGCATAAATAATAATGTTACACAAAGGTAACAAAATTCAATTATCATATCCGTGTAAGGAAGGATTCAAAAATGTCATACAACAAAACAAAAACTGACTCTGAACTTGGTCTAAAGGTTCATGAACATCTAGTTAAAATGGGTGTTGAAACACCTTACGAAAACAATGGTATAGATCGCAAAATAAAGATTGAACTTATAGAAAAAGCTTTTAGTACTATTATGCGAACATTGGGATTAGATTTAACAGATGATAGTCTAATAGAAACACCAAACCGTGTTGCTAAGATGTATGTTAATGAAATTTTCTGGGGATTGGACTATGATGCATTTCCTAAATGTACAACAGTAGACAATAAAATGAACTACAACGAAATGGTTGTAGAAAGAAATGTAAATGTTCAAAGCAATTGTGAGCATCATTTTGTAGTAATTGACGGTGTTGCTACTGTGGCATATGTTCCGAAAGCACGAGTTCTTGGACTCTCCAAGATCAATCGTATTGTAGAATATTTTAGTAAACGCCCGCAAATTCAAGAACGTCTAACAGAACAAATTTTTCATACACTTCAATTTATTCTTGATACTGAGGATGTTGCTGTCATGATTGACGCCCAACATTACTGTGTCAAATCTAGAGGGGTTGAAGATACAGGTTCATCCACAGTTACAGTTCGTTTAGGTGGCGGATTTAAAACAGATCCATCAGCAAGAAATGAATTTTTAAGTATTGCAAGAATGTGCGGTAAGTGAAAAATGTAGTTTTTTTATTTGATAATGAATGGGCACTGGGATCTATTCATTATGGTCTATTTAAATATCTTTGGAACTATGGATATAACTGTAATTTACTTCCTTGGGATAAAATATATTCTGTAGAAGAAATACGTGAATTAGATTTGTTAATAGATTTCTGGGTAACAAACCCCCACGGGCTTGCAGTATTAAAAAATTCTTTTAGTATTCCTTTAGAGCGGTGTATTGTTATAGGTCATGCTACTTTGGATTTAACTGAATATGGTTATAAATATGGTTTCGAAGATTTTAATCATGTTAAAAACTTTGGTGTTGTTAGTAATTTTTTAAAAGATTATAGTAAAACCATAGGTATACCTAGAGAACCTGTCGTTTATCCTATCGGTATTACTTATAATTCTTTTTATACTGAACCGAATGAACAACTTCGTGTAGTAGGGTATGCCAGTGCATATCATGGGCGCAATGAATTTACTCAAGAAATGATAGACAGTCCTATATCGCAACCTAGATATAAAAAAAGAGGTTACCTTGCAAGTGAAGCTACAGAAAAAGCAGGGTTAGAATTTAGGGTAGCAAGTAATTATCATAATAGTTTTGTTACTATGCCAGGTTTTTATAAAGCAGTTGATGCTATTATTGTATCTAGTTTTGAAGAAGGTGGTAGTTTGCCTTTATTAGAAGCAGGTGCCGCAGGTAAATTAGTTATTGGTACTAGTGTCGGATGGTGGAACGATAAAGTTGGTATTTTCGGGGGCATTTCTGTACCAATCGAAGAAAACGAATTTATGGAATTTGCAGTAAATGCTTTAAAATACTATAGGGATAGACCAGAAAAATATAGAGAAAGATGTTATAGTATAAGAGAACATGCCAAATCTTATGATTGGTCTAACTACGTGGAACAATGGGTGAAAGAATTACAATAGGACAATATATGACAGTTAATATTATGGTTGATTTGGAAACAATGTCAACAAGATCTAATGCTGCTATTTGCTCAATAGGTGCAGTAAAATTTGAAGGTAAAGAAATACTAGATACTTTTTATTGTACTGTAGACATTAAGACTTGTAAAGATGCAGGAATGCATATCTCAAAAGAGACAGTCAAATGGTGGTCTGAACAAAATAAAGAAGCACTGCGAGAACTTACCCGCAATAATATCCCACTAAAACAAGCACTAGATGAATTTGAGGAATGGTTCGGACCTAAGAGCCTACCTGTATGGGGCAACGGTGCAGTCTTCGATAATACAATTTTAGCAAATGCGTATTTTAACACTGATAGAGAACCTCCATGGAAATGCTGGGATGATCGTTGCTATCGCACAGTTAAAGCATTATTCCATTGGGTACCTGCAGATGCAAGAGAAGGAACATATCATAATGCTTTAGATGATGCTATGCATCAGACTAAACATCTAATCAAAATACTAGGTGAATAAGTATGAAAATATATAGTAAGCGTATTGCTTTTTGTATTAGTGATCAACATCTTGTACCCCACGGAGGTATAGGGCAATTTGCTAAAGGCTTTACTGAGATGGCTAAAGACTTAAATTGGAAAGTTGATTTAATTTTAGATAAGGCGTCAAGTAACGATTTCGGTGCACTGGTTGAGTCTTTAGGTGCTAACATAATCACTTCGGATGCGCCTATGTCATATAAGAATCATACCGGCACATTTGCATTTACTGATTCTATTAATTTTGAGAAGATGCTCAATTTTAGGAATGCTATAATGAAAGCATTTAATACTAATCTATATGATATGATAGTATGTAATTCATTAGAAGCAATGCCTGCTGCTTTATCTTTTGATCTAAACAAATATATCCCAGTTGTATTCTACACACATGAGGAAAGTATGGTGTTCCGTGACACTAGAAAATTCAAAGGGGTGTTTAGTGAAAGTTGCAATGAGTTCTTTAATAATTTAATGAATCTTGAAAATTGTTATATTGGTACGCAATCTGATCGTAACGTGAATGAAATCTCAGGCAACGGGGGAATCAATGTTAAAAAATTACCTATGCCTATGTCTGAACGAGGTCTCCTTGTAGAAAATAATGGAACAAGAGAGGGTGTACTTTATATTGGTCGTTGGGAAGATAGAAAAAATCCTGAAGCATTTCTTAAAATTATAAAAGAAACAGGATTGCCTGCAAAGATTATTACTAATAGTAATGGTAAGAAAAAATTCGAAGCTCGTCTCGCAGAATTGGAAATTACTAATTATGAAATTAAGTCAGGAGTTGTTGGTGACGAAAAAGTAGACTTTATTAAATCTGCAAAAGTTCATTTTAATCCTTCTTTACGAGAAAATTATCCATTTACATTCTTTGAATGTCTTGGTCATATGCCATGTGTTGTTATTGACAAATCGGAATGGGTAACAAACTTCGATAAAAAATATTATATTAGAAAACCAGTATCAGAAGCAGGCGAAGCTATTAAGGCTGTTTATGGAATGAAACCTGAAAAATGGTATGGTAATGGTGCACTACAATATATTAAAGATTTGGATTCGGGCACAGCAAAGTATTGGAAAGACTTTGTAGAATCATACGCCCCTTCGGTCACATCAAAATCAGATTCTGCAAAAATAAATGAGTATTCCGAAATTAAATATATTGACTTTGTTCGCATACTAAATAGGTCATTCTTAGCAATAGATGATGTCAAAAGTGTATTGACAAATAAGTCAAAGTATAATATAATTTATACAGACAAAGACACATACTTGGCAAAAGATCCAAACTTCATACCATCTGAAAAAGAAACAGATACTTTAGAAAGCTTATTCGCATGAGTAAAATTTTAGAATATGTAATATCAGGTCCAGCATATCTGAGACTGGGTGCAGAACAATGTAATGATCCAGAGACATTACAAATGATTATTGATCTAATTAATAAAACTGTTCATAATAAAAATAATCACCAATTCTCATTATTGTATAATGGATTTACAGAAAAGAACTTTGGTAATAAGTTGCAGAAGTTTAGACCAGCAATTAAAAATATTCATGCTGACTCTGGGGGATTGCAAATTATTACTCGAGGATTGCAGAATACTCCAGAGACAAGAAACAAAGTATATGAGAATCAAGGCACATATGCTGACATTGGTATGGCGTTTGATGAGATTCCAGTAAAATCCACATCTGCTAGTGGTGTATCAGCAAAGATTGATACTAAGCGTAGATATGTTGACATGGAAAATTTTGAGTCTTATGCGAGAGCAACAGGCAGAAATGTTAAAGATCAAATTCTAAAATTTGATTCATTAAAGAGCAAGTGTAAACCATTTGCCATTTTGCAAGGTTCGGGTGCAGATACTTATGCTAAATGGGCAGAATGTATGTTAGCTGAAATACCTAAAGAACTACATCATCGTATCGGTGGTGTTGCCATGGGATCAGCTGCATTGGGTATGGGACCCCTTGAAGATGTTAAACGGGCATTTTATGTTAATTCTGTTCCATTCGAAAGACCATTTCATTTGCACGTCTTAGGTGTAGGTGCACTTAAACGTATTTTACCTTATTTGCTATTTAGTCAAACTGGTCTATATGATGGTGTAGATATCTCGTATGATTCTACAACACATTCTATGTCATTGGACAATGGATTGTTTTACTTCTCACACTGTAAGAAAAATAGCCCAGGTGATTATGGCGGTTCTTCAGTAAAAATGGGAAGAGAATATTCTAACATTTATAGAACAGTTGTTAGTGAGATTAATTCTGTATGTGGCACAGAATATACGCCCGAGGAATATCACAAGTTAATGAATATTGCGGTTGGTCTATATTTAGAACAAGGTGGCAAATTCATTGATGTAATGAAAGCAAGATTGGCATTTATTTTAACTAATGTGCATAACTTTACAATGGATGTTTCTGAACTAATGAATTCAAAAGAAAATTTCTTAAGATTCTGCAGAGACAAAGGTTGTGAAAACGAATACTCTACATTATTTGATGTAAAGACAAACGAGGATTTTCTTTATTGGGAAAAGCATGTCGGTAAATTTATGGATTCGGAGCCAGTCAATGCTGTGGCTCCATCTTCACTTGAGGAGTTATTTGGATGAGTATGTTTACACTAAATAAAAGTTATATATGGGCAACCTTTCGTAAAGAAGGTATCCATAAGTATCCTGCAGCTGCAACTGACCCCAAGTTAGCTACAGGTGATTGGTTAGATGTTTCCTTTTTAGGTACGCCTCATAGGCATATTTTTCATTTTAAAGTTGAAATGGAAGTGTTTCATGATAACAGAGATGTTGAATTTATTCAGGCAAAGCGTATTATGGAACGATGGTATTCTGATGGCACATTACAATTAGATTATAAATCATGCGAAATGATGGCAAGAGAATTGTATGCCAGATGTCTTGAGCAATGGCCTTCAAGATGTTATACTATAGAAGTATCAGAAGATGGTGAGAATGGATGCAGACTTGTTTTTGAGGAGAGATAATGAGTAAGTTATATTATATGGGTTTAGAGCCTTATGAAGGTCGATATACTTTACAACTTCAGCAATGGAGTGAAGCGGCATTTAAACGCAGAGGAATTGATTATGAAATTATACACGGTGATATTCTTGACGATTCCAAATCTATCGTAACAGGTCAGGTGCTTGATGCACATGGTCGTAGTTATTATTCTTTAACGCAGATGGCTAATCTTGTTAAAAAAATGAAGTCGGGTGAGATTACCTGGAACGATACTATTTTCTTTGAGGATATGTTTACGCCCGGCATTGAAGCAATTCCCTACATTGTGGATCAATTACCTTGGGAATATCAACCTGAGATTTATGTTCGTTGTCTTGCACAGACAATAGACCCAGATGATTTCCTTCATGTATGGGATATGCAGGAATGGATGGGGCATTATGAAAAAATGTGTGATACTTGGGTAACAGGTATTCTTGCATCGAATGAAGAGATGGTTGCACATATGAGGATCGCAGGTTGGAAAGCACCAATCTATAATATCTCCGGATTAGCATTTGATAAAGATGAAGTACAAAGTCGTATTGCTGAAATTAAACCATTCATTACTCGTAAAAAGCGAGTGGTGTTTGCTGCTAGATTCGATCAGGAAAAGCAACCAGGATTCTTTATGGATCTAGTTGAGGACTATGGTAAGTATAATCGAGATGTAGAGTTTGCTGTTTTATCGGGCGGTCCATTACGTAGTAACGATCAAAAGTATTTAGATCGCGCAAGGGAATTAGAAAAAACTTCTAATTTTAAGATCTATGAAAATCTTAAAAAGAATGAATATTATGAATTGTTGGCAGATTCTCGAGTATTGTTTAATTGCGCTTTACAAGATTGGGTAAGTAACACAGCATCAGAAGCAGATGCACTTGGTACAAATTGTTTGTATCCCGCCTATAGATCTTTCCCTGAGTCATTTGCTAATGACGCGGAATGTTTATATATTCCTTGGTCTATGGAAGATGTTAAAAATAAACTAGATAATTTATTAGTTAAACCAAGAAAGAAAATGGGACAATTATCTAATTGGACTACTGGAACTATTGACAGATGTATTGACATTATGATTGATGGATCTGAGAAATGGTATCGTAATACTAAGGATTATAGAAACAATGTCTCAGAATCAAAATACTAATACTGTTATAGTAACAGGTGCTGCCGGCTATATCGGTGGCGCTACATGTATTGCATTAAAAGAACATGGTTATAAAGTAGTGGGTATTGACAAAAGAAAACTACACAAGCATATGGAATATTATGTAGATCAATTTGTCAATGAATGTTTTACACACCCGTTTTCATTGGAGCACCTTGAGCGCAACCCTGTTGCTGTTATACATTGTGCAGGAACAAGTTTAGTAGGACCGAGTGTAGAGAATCCTTCAGAATATTTTAATAATAATGTGGCAAAAACATTGAAGTATTTAGATTACATACGTCGGTGGGCACCTAATATTAAGTTTGTTTTTAGTAGCAGTGCTGCAGTTTATGGTGAGCCGATAGGTATGATATTGACTGAGGCTTCTGAAACTAAACCAATATCTCCATATGGTGAATCTAAACTAATGACAGAAATGATGTTAGAGAGATTTAAAGTTGCATACGGATTGAAGTATGTGTCATATAGATATTTTAATGCATGTGGCGCAGTTGAAGGTGGGGTACATGGGCAAGAACCCGACGCCACACATATATTTGCGAAATTGTTTGAAGCCGCTTTACAAGGTAATGATTTTACTATTAATGGCGCAGACTTTCTTACACGAGATGGTACTTGTGTTAGAGATTATATCCATGTAACAGATATAGCCGATGCTCATGTTTTAGCTATTGACAAAGATATTGAAGGGATATATAATATAGGAACATTAAAGGGTCATTCGAATCTTGAGGTGTTTACTGCAGTTGAAGATTTTTTAATCAATAACGAAGCAATAAACGACCGAATTATATGTCATATAGATGTACGAAGAAAAGGCGATCCGGCAACACTAATTGCTAGTGCAGAAAAATTATTAGCAGATACTGGGTGGAAACCTAAAAGAAAATTAAATGATATTATAGAAACGTTATACGATTGGTATAACTCTAAATATTATCATAGATTAAAAAAGCGGTCTTTAAATGACATTCACCCCGCTATATAAATTCTGCATGTCATCAAACTTACTCATTAGAGGCAAGAGATGGCTAAATATTTCTCAACAAAACATTACGGGCACAACATTGGTTTAAGTGCTGTATTTAGACAACCTAACGCAGATCATAGTCATTGCCATTTGCTGCATGGTTATAGTTTAGCATTTACTTTTACATTTGGATGCGATGCCCTAGACAACAAAAATTGGGCAGTAGATTTTGGTGGTCTTAAACCACTCAAGGCATGGTTGGAAGATCACTTTGATCATAAGCTGGCCCTGGATAAAGCAGATCCACATCTGGCCAAGTTCCAGGAACTTGAAGCCTTGGACTTGGCAGAGATCCGCATCTTTGATGGGGTGGGTGTAGAGAAGTTTGCTGAACATGCATTTAACTTTGCGGATCAGTTAATCAGAAATGCATCTAATAATCGTTGTTATTGTGTTAAAGTTGAATGTGCAGAACATGGTGCTAACTCAGCTATTTACGAAGGCTAAAGATTTGTGAAGTATTTAAAGGAGTGATATGCCAAGTAATGTAATGAAGGGTGTTAATAGTAGAGATGCCATAATTAGGGAACAATTGGTGCCCTTTATTAATCGTAGTAGTAGCGAATATCCTGTAGAAGTCGGCTCCTCATTTTTTGCTCCTGTAAAAGTTGAAGATCAAAAAGACATATCATTAAATGTTGCAAAAGAACATGCCAAACAAGAATATGATAGAATCATGCAAATGGTTGAGATACTACAAGAACAAGCAAAACAATTGGTAAGTAGACTTGATGCCACAGATTTAGTGCATGGAACAATGTTTTCTTTTAATCCTGTTTATGGGAAAGAATACCACATATATTTAAATACATATCTCGATAAAAATCAAATGAGTTTGATTGGTCCAAAAAATTGGAGCGGAAATATACCTGAGCATTTGACTTTTGTTGCATCCGTAATTAAAAAAGGAGATTCAACTTGGGAGTACGTGGATGAAGATAGCGTTAGTAACTGATACTCATTTCGGTGCAAGATCAGATTCGCAACAATTTGATACTTATTTTAAAAAATTTTATGATGAAATATTTTTTCCCGAATTAGATAAAAGAGAAATTACTCAGATCATACATCTAGGCGATTGCTTTGATCGTAGAAAATATATCAATTTTAATTCATTAAGCAATTGTAAAAAATATTTCTTTGAACAAGTAGAATCTCGTGGTATAGATATGGACATGATTATCGGCAATCATGATACATTCTATAAAAATACTAATGATGTAAATTCCCCTAGTTTATTATTGGGAGAATATCCAAATATCAGAACATACGATAAAGCACAAGTAGTAAACTATGATGGTTTAAAGATACTGTTAATGCCATGGATATGTACAGATAATTATGAACATACCACAAAAATGATTGAGGGTAAAGTAGCAACTGTTTGCTTTGGTCATTTAGAGCTTGCTGGTTTTATAATGTATAAAGGGCAGGATGCGCATCTAGGACACGACGGATTTGATCCTGCGCTGTTTAAAGATTTTAAACTAGTATGTTCAGGACATTTTCACCATAAGCATGGTCGAGGTAATGTGCAGTATCTAGGCAATCCATATCAATTATTCTGGAATGACTTTGAGGATGACCGTGGATTTCATATCTTTGATACTAAGACATTGGACCTAGAATTTATTAAAAATACAAATACTATTTTTGAGAAATATTACTATGATGACGAAAAAGAAGATCCGTTGTCTATCGACATCACAAAATTTAATTCTAAGCTAATCAAAATTATTGTTGTTAATAAAAAAGACTTCTATAAGTTTGATAAATTTGTAGAAGCAATCTATAAGGAAAATCCAATTGAATTAAAAATTATTGAGGATTTTTCTGAGTTTGAATCTGAAGCAATAGATGAAAATATTGATTTAGAAGATACTATGACATTATTGTCCAATTATGTGGATAGTATTGAAACAGATGCAGATAAAGAAAGACTAAAGGGAATTTTAAAAACACTTTATGTTGAGGCACAACACTATGAGGAAGTATGATAAGATTTAGTAAAGTTAAATGGAAAAATTTCTTATCCACGGGCGCACAATTCACAGAAGTAAAATTAGATAAAGCAACTACGACACTTGTAGTGGGCGAAAATGGTGCCGGCAAAAGTACTATTCTTGACGCTATTTGTTTCTGCTTATTTAATAAACCATTTAGAAGTATCAATAAACCCCAGTTGATGAACAGTATTAATGGTAAAAATTTACAGGTAGAATTAGAATTTTCTATTGGCTCAAAGGATTATAGAATTGTTCGAGGTATTAAACCTGGAATATTTGAGATATATGTTAACGGAACCTTATTGAATCAGGACGCTGCATCTAAGGACTATCAAAAATATCTTGAAGACGCTATTCTAAAATTAAATTATAAATCTTTTACTCAAATTGTTATTTTAGGTAGTGCATCATTTACTCCTTTTATGCAATTGCCGTTGGGACATAGAAGAGAAATTATTGAAGATATTTTAGATATTCAAATTTTTACTGTGATGAATTCTGTTCTTAAAGATAAGAACATTGAAATTAAAACTAAAATAACAGACATAGATACTAAGATTGAACTTGGTAAAAACAAAGTTAAATTGCAACAGCAATATATTGGCACATTAGAAAATGATAAACAAAGGAAAGTAGATGATGTACAAAAGCGAATACTTGAATCGAATCAGGAAGTATCACAGCTTACATCCTTGGTCGATGCAGAAAGGGGAGCGAAGGGAAATCTCGAATCCTCGATACAAGACTCTTCTGAGAAACGTGACAGATATACGGAAATGGGAACTTTGCTTAGAAAACTTACCGAACGAATTAAGGTACAGGAAAGTAGCATACAATTTTACCACGAACATGACCTTTGCCCGACATGTAGCCAAGATTTGGTACCTGATCTCAAACACAGCGCAATCGCACTTCACACACATAAACTCGAAGAAGTACAAACAGCAATACAAACCCTTACCGAGCAACTTAACGATACTGAAACTAGACTTAATGAGATTGCTGAGATCGAAACAAAAATCTCTGAACATCAGGGCAATATCATACAACTCAATTCCAGAATTATTGCCTCACAAAGCTATATTCAAAAATTACAAGACGAATTGGCAGGAGACACTGGAGATACGACAAACCTGGAAGATGAAAAGAGGAAGCTCAAAATTTTGGCAAAGGAAGTTGTCTCGCATGCAGATGATAAAACGAAGCTTAATGAAGATAAACATTACCTCGATATCGCATCCATACTTCTCAAGGACACCGGTATTAAGACTAAGATCATCCGTCAGTATTTGCCCGTAATTAATAAACTTGTAAACAAATATTTACAGGCAATGGATTTCTTTTGTCATTTTGAATTAGATGAAACTTTTAGTGAATCTATTAAATCAAGACATAGAGATGAATTCTCATACGCTTCATTTAGTGAAGGTGAAAAACAACGTATTGATTTAGCATTATTATTTACATGGAGAACAATCGCCAAAATGAAGAATTGTGCTAGCACAAACCTTCTATTACTTGATGAGGTTTTTGACTCTTCTTTAGATGCTAACGGCACAGACTACGTAATGAACCTAATAAATACTTTAGGAGAGGAGACTAATGTTTTTGTCATTAGTCACAAAGGAGATCTTCTTTTTGATAAATTTAGAAGTGTTATAAAATTTGAGAAGTACCAAAACTTTTCTAGAATACAAGGATTATAAAATGGCAAATGAATGGCAACTACATACACATCAAATCAACGCATATTGTTACTATCAAAATATCTTTGATGATGATATGATCAAAAGTATTATAGAGTTAGGTGACTCTTTAGAAATTGGGGATGCCCAAGTAGGTGGTACATTTGACAAAGCTGGCGGTGCAAATCCTGAAATACGAAAGACAAAGATTTCGTGGATTCCTACTACTGCAGAAAATGCTTGGTTGTTTAGAAAATTAACAGACGTAGTATTATCAGCAAACAGTCAATGGTTTGGATTTGATCTTAACCATATAGAAAATTTACAGTTCTCAGTATATAATGAGGGTGACTTCTATGATGCTCACGTTGACCATCACTTTCAGGGTGCAGGACAATATCCTAGAAAATTAAGTTTTACCATGCAATTGACTGATCCTGCCGAATACGAAGGTGGTCAAACATATCTAATCACATCTCAAGAACCCTTTCCAATTGCTAAAGAAAAGGGAGCAATTACGTTTTTTCCATCATATACATTACACGAAGTTAAGCCTGTAACTAAAGGAACAAGAAAAGCTTTGGTAGGTTGGATTCACGGGCCCAAGTGGAAATAATATGGCAACCAAAATACCTTTAGAGTATTTAGACTTAAGTAATGATTTTGGATTTACAGCAGTCCATGAAAATGATGTATTAGATCCATTCATTACTGAAGTTAAATCTGGTGCAGATGCAGAAATAAAACAAAAGTTGGCTTCAGTTGAAAAAATGATTTTACCGCTTTTGGTCAACTTGATGAAAAATCCTGAGAAAGATTACATACACTGGCCAAATAGAGTTCCTCTTATAGAGAAACAAATAGAAAAGATTTTGGCAATCACCCGTAGTTAGTGGCTTACTGGGGGCTTGACTTCTATCCTAAAAGGTGTTATAATAATGAAAACCGAAGGAGAAGTGTATGCTAGCACAGTCGAAATCTATACTCGCAAAATTACTTGCAACTGAGAACATTACAGTCGAGCATCGCAAAACTGTAACTGCTTACTTTGATACTAAGAACAGAGTCATGGTTCTTCCCATGTGGAAAGAAATGTCTTCTGAACTATATGACCTCCTACTGGGTCACGAAACAGGCCACGCATTATATACACCGAATGACGGCTGGCACAACAATCTAAAAGACAAAACTAAACCGGGCTTCAAGACATATTTGAATGTCATTGAAGATGTTCGTATTGAAAAGAAAATCCAAGAAAAATTCCCTGGTCTAAAGACTAGCTTTAAAAAGGGTTACTCTGATTTAATGGATAAAGATTTCTTTGGTGTGTATGCCGAAGATTTGGATATCGCTGGACTTCCCTTAATTGATAGGATTAATCTTCACTATAAGGTTGGTTCATATCTTAACATCCAATTCTCGAAAGAGGAACAATACTATATTGATTTGCTCGATAATATGAAGACATGGGAAGATGTTGAAACTATTGCTCATAAACTTTATGCTAACGGCAAAAAAGAATTACGAGAACAACTTGAAAACCTATGGGCCGATCTGGATGGTGAAGATTCCGAAGATGATGATATTGAGTATGATTATGATGAAATGGAAGACGATGATATTGGGAACAGGCAAAAACGCCAGCGGGGTTGGGGCGGTTCTAAATCGTCGGCCGATGACGAAGATCCTGAATCAATGACAGATCGCCACTTTAGACAACGGGAACAATCTTTGGTAGATGATAGTCTTAAACCATATCATTATGCAAATTGCCCAACAGTAAATTTAAGGCATATTATTGTTCCGTACAAGAACATCAAACCGCATTACAATAATTTTTCTTATCCTATAAATATGGGTGAGAAACAAGCATTACAATTAATAGAAGAGGGCAAGAATAAAGCATTTGCTCGTTTTAATGAAACAAATAAGAAATATATTTCTTATCTAATCAAAGAATTTGAAATGCGTCGAAATGCTAGACAGTTTGCTCGCGCATCCGTTTCAAAAACTGGCGAATTGGATTTGAAGAAAATACATCAGTATAAAACTAATGACGACTTATTTAAACGCATAGCAGTTGTGCCAAAAGGCAAGTCCCATGGTTTAGTTATGTTTGTGGATTATTCTGGATCTATGTATGATAACATTCGTGCAACAATTGAACAAACTTTAATTCTTGCAACATTCTGTAAAAAAGTAAATATTCCATTCCGCGTATATGCATTTACAGATTCTTCTAATACACCTGAACGTATTGCACAAGAGCTAGGATATGACTTGGCCACATACGAGCAAGAACGAAGAGTTACTCGAGAAAAATACTTTAAGTTCTCAAATAATATAGGTGAGCTTGACTTTAACGACTGTTCCTTTTTTAGATTACGTGAATATTTATCTAGCGAAATGTCTAGTGTGGAATTCAAAGAAGCATCTAAATATTGGTTACTCGTAGGTGAGATGTATGACCGTCGGAATTGGAGAATTAATTCATATCAAACGGCAAATATTATTTCTCATGACTTTAGAAATTCCGATTTTGAAGATTTAGGTGGTACCCCCTTAAATGAAGCAGTAGTTGCAAGTATGGAAATTGTCAAGGAGTTTAGAAAGAAGTATCGTTTAGATGTCGTGAATACAGTATTCCTAACAGATGGCGATTCGAATGAAACTCTAAGGGTGTTGCACGAGCCAGGTCAGAAGGCTTATTTGCCTAATAGTAGATATGGTGATAGCAACATCATTATTAGAGATACCAAGACAATGAATGAAGGTAGAGCAAGACCAAAAACAGATTTAACTATCGCATTGCTAGAATTGTTGAAAGCTAATACTGGAGTTAATGTAATTGGATTTTATATTAGTTCTGGTAATTATAAAAGACAAATCATGTCGAGACTCGATAAATCAGGTACTAACATGCCAGACTTTGATGAAAAATTAAAGACGGCTAAAAGGCAAAAATTCTTTATGATAAATGGTGCGGGATATGACGATTACTACATCATCCCGGGTGGAAAAGATTTGGATGCAAAAGATGAAGAAATGCAAGTGGATGAGAATGCCTCAAAGACTCAACTTAAGCACGCATTTATGATGATGCAAAAGAGTAAGGGTATCAACAGAGTTCTTTTGAGTAGATTTGTGGAAAAAATTGCTTGACACCTATTGGAAAAGGTGTTATAATTAATTATGAACATTGAACAGGAGTTATATTATGTCTAAATCTCATTTCTCAAACGAATCCCGACAAGAATTAGTTGTAAAACTAATTGCTAAGTACGGCACAAGTGTAACTAAGGAACAAATTGTTTCTTATTGCATTGAACACAGCTTACCTAATCCCCATTTTCTTGTCTCACGCCGAGACATTAAAAACGGAAAAATGTATATGCTAAATTTATATAATACAACTAGTGAGACAGTTACTGTGAACGAAGAAGAAATGGCTCCCGCATTACAGGCGCAAGTACTTCCATTCAAACAAAAGCGAATGACTACAGAAATTGATAGTGTAGTTCCCGATAAAGATGATACCTATGTTCCGTTTGGATTCTTCAAGCAATTGGAAATGATTGTAAAATCTAAAACATTCTATCCTGTTTTTATTACTGGTCTTTCAGGCAATGGAAAGACTACTATGGTAGAACAAGTTGCTGCTAAGTTAAAACGAGATTGTATTCGTGTTAATGTTTCTGTGGAAACAGATGAAGAGGATTTGATAGGTGGCAATACATTGCAGGATGGTAATGTAATTTATCGTGAAGGTCCTGTTCTAACAGCAATGCGTCGGGGCGCTATTCTTTTGATTGATGAAATTGATCGTGGATCTAATAAATTGATGTGTCTACAAAGCGTGTTGGAAGGTAAAGCATACTTCAATAAAAAGACAGGTGAGGTTATTCGTCCAGCACAAGGTTTTAATGTTATTGCTACAGCAAACACTAAAGGTCGAGGTACAGAAGACGGTCGTTTTATTGCAGCTCAGATTTTAGATGAGGCATTTCTTGAGCGTTTCCCTATTACTGTTGAACAAGAATATCCTAGTACAACTGTTGAGAAAAAGATTGTCAATAATAAAATGGAATTCTATGGTAAAGTGGATGCGGAATTTGCTGATAAGTTAATTAATTGGGCAGACATTATCCGCAAGACTTTTAAAGAAGGTGGTGTAGATGAAATTATCAGTACACGCCGTTTGGTAAATATTGTGCAAGCATATTCAATATTTGAAAATCGGACTGAGGCAATTAATTATTGTATTAATCGATTTGATGATGACACAAAGACAGCATTTATGGATCTTTGGGCTAAAATGAATGCGCCGGTATCAGAAGCTTCTTCACCGGAGCCAACAGAAATAGATGACGAAATCGCATTTTAAGATTTTTTAATTTCTAATAAAAAGGGCACCTTGGTGCCCTACACCTATCTTTAACTATATAAATATTTTTATAAATTATTTTAAGGCTATACTATGGACAACAAAGTTGCGTTGATTACAGGCATAACTGGGCAAGACGGTTCTTATCTTGCAGAATTATTATTATCTAAGGGCTACGAAGTACATGGTATTATCCGTCGTAGCTCTTCAATGAACACAGGTCGCATCGACCACATCTACAATAATCCAAAATTACATCTTCACTATGGTGACGTAACAGATTCCTTATCCATTATGAATGTCTTGAAGAAACACAATCCTTCGGAAATTTATAATCTAGCTGCACAAAGTCATGTTAAGGTTTCATTTGAAACTCCTGAATATACTGCAACTGTTGATGCGTTAGGTACCCTTAAAATATTAGAATCAGTTAGAATTTTAAATATGGATAGGACTTGTAAAATATATCAAGCATCTACCTCAGAAATGTTTGGATTAGTTCAGGAAACTCCACAAAAAGAAACAACTCCGTTTTATCCTAGATCGCCATATGGTGTAGCAAAATTATATGCATACTGGATCACAAAGAATTATCGTGAATCATATGATATGTTTTGTTGTTCTGGTATTTTATTTAATCACGAATCTCCTCGCCGTGGATTTAATTTTGTCACAAAGAAGGTTGTAGATGGTTTAGAAGCAATTAGTGCAGGTCGCCAAGAGTGTTTGTATATGGGCAATCTGAATGCTTTACGAGATTGGGGGCATGCTAAGGATTATGTTAAGGCAATGTGGTTAATGTTACAACAGGATAAACCAGAAGACTTTGTCATTGCTACAGGTAAACAATATTCGGTTAAGGACTTTATTGAGAAATGTGCCCCATATTTCTATCTAAAAATTCGTTGGGAAGGCGAAGGATTAAATGAAGTAGGCATTAATGTTAATACGGGTAAAGTTATAATTAGAGTTGATCCTAAATATTTTAGACCAGCTGAAGTTGAGACTTTGCTCGGTGATCCCTCAAAAGCTAAGAGCGTTTTAGGTTGGGAGCCAGAATATACTTTCGATGCTCTGGTAGAGGATATGTGTATTAATTTTGGTTAAGGATTTTATGGAAAAAAATAGTAAAATTTATGTAGCAGGCCATAAAGGATTAGTTGGATCTGCGATTGTTAGAAAATTAAAAGAAGAAGGTTATACAAATCTAATTCTTAGGACAAAGGCAGAATTAGATCTTCGAGATCAAAGGGCTGTCAAGAATTTTTTTAGTATAGAGTTACCTGAGTATGTAATTTTAAGTGCTGCTAAAGTTGGTGGCATTAGTTGGAATTCAACTAACCCCGCAGAATTCATATATGATAATTTAATTATTCAAACAAATGTTATAGATGCGGCATATAGAAGTGGCGCTAAAAAATTATTGTTTTTAGGTTCTGCTTGTATCTATCCAAAAATTACTCCTCAACCTATCAAAGAAGAATATCTTCTTACAGCTTCTCTTGAGCCATCGAATGAGGGATATGCTCTTGCTAAAATTGCTGGCTTAAGAATGTGCGAATACTACAGACGTCAGTATGGGTTTAATGCTATTAGTTGTATGCCCGCGAATCTATATGGTGTTAATGATAATTTTATTCCAGAACATGGGCACGTTATTCCTGGCATTATTACTAAGATGCATAATGCGATAAAGAATGGTGAGGATAGTATTGAATGTTGGGGTGACGGAACTCCAACGCGAGAGTTTTTATATGTAGATGATTTGGCAGATGCTTGCTTTTGGTTAATGCAAAATTATAATGAAAAAGAATTTGTTAATATCGGAAGTGATGAAGAATTAACTATCAAAGAACTTGTAACCAAATTAACAAAAGCTTTTGGATTTACAGGCAAGGTTGTTTGGAATAAGGATAAACCCAACGGACAACCAAGACGCAAACTAGATAACACTAAATTAAAAAAATTGGGATGGAAATCTAAAACAAGTTTTGACGACGGGTTAAAACTTACTATTGATTGGTATAAAAAAGATCGAGGAATGATATGAGCACACTAGGCAATTTTATGGTAATGGATTCTGCATATGGTAAATTTATTTTGCCTAGAAATTGCACACCCGGTCACCCAACACCTAATCCGGCATCTGTAATGCTGATGACAGGCAAAACACACATAGAGCAAGAATTAAATAATATCTTCGCAATCATAAACACTTTGCCCGAAAATGCTATTATTGTGGACGGCGGAGCTAATATGGGATTCTTTACTATTCCTGTGGCACAAATGGTAAAGGCAAAAAATAGCAAAGTTGTTTCTTTTGAACCACAGAAACAATTATTCTATGCGTTGGGCGGAACCATTGCGTTAAATGAATTACCAAATGTCTTTTTATATAATTTAGGAATAGGTAGTGAACAAACTACTGCTGAAGTATCTCCTGTAGACTATAGTTTAAATACTGATTATGGTATGGTTACTATTAAAGCAACAGACTCAGCTGGGTCGTTAGATTATAGTTCTGTAGATGTTATTCCTTTAGACTATATGGAACTTCCTAGATTAGACTTTTTAAAATTAGACATTGAAGGTTTTGAATGTGAAGCATTACGTGGAGCAATTAATACTATAGAAGCACATAGGCCATGGATTTGGATTGAGTATAATATGGCAGGCGAGGATAATATTAAAAAAGAATTGTCTAGTCTAACGGATTATGAATATCACATTGTGGATTGGCAAAATATGCTTTGTGCGCCTTCAGAAAAAATTAAAGCATCGGGTATCTTAGGTAACCGATGAACTCTTTAGTATTACACACTCATACTGGGTTAGGTGACCATATCATTACTAATGGCATGGTTCATTCGTTTACCGAAGACTATGACAAAGTTTATGTGCCTCATATAAAGATGTTTAGTGAATCTATAAATGCTCTATATAAAGGATTTGATAAAGTAGAACCTGTTTCATTGCCAGATATAGACATCAATCTTAATGGTAGGCATCTAATACAAAAGATAGTGGATGATACTAAATCTGAGTATATAGGTGTCGGTGATCCTTTATTATACTATCCAGGAAGAATAGTAATGAATTCTAAGGGTGAGTTAGAGATGAGAAACATTGCTACAAACTTTGATCGTCAATTCTATGAATTGGCTGGCATGCATTTCTCTATTAGATATACTCATGCTAAAATTCCCGAATCCACAG